CCTTCGGCGGATTTCGCGGCGGCAGTAGCGGCGTCTTTCGCGCCTTTTTCGTGCGTTTCGGCGGCGCTCGCGCTGTTGGCTGCGTTCGTCGCGGACGCCGCGGCGTTTTGTGCATTTTGCCCGGCAGTCGCCGCGGCGGAAGCGGCGTTTTCGGCGTTCTGCTCAGATTTCTTTTCGGCGGCGAGTGCAGCCTGCGCATATGCGGCGGCGTTGTCCTCAGAGGATTTCGCGGCGTCCTCGGATGCTTTCGCATTTTCTTCCGATTTTTTCGCAGCGTTTTCGGAGTTCTTCGCTTCTCTCTGCGAGATTGCCGCCTCGGCGGCGAGCCGGTTTACCTCGTCTAAAAACTCGTCGTACGGATCGGTTTTGGGCGATCCGGTGAGAGACTTTGCGACCGCGGTGTCGTAGACCCACGTTTTTAGCCTTACGTCCCCGGCGTAGTATGCGAGTTCGCACGATCCGCGCCCGGCGTTCTGGGTGTCGGCGAAGGTGAGCGACCATTCGACAGTGTCGCCGTTTTCCGTCACTGCCGCGGGGTAGACGTTGGATTCTCCGGCGCGGCGAGCTGAGAGCCGGAAAGCGCCGTCGCCGAATTCCGCCCGGACACCGGATACGGAAAAGATCACTTTCCGGGCAAGGTTTTCGCCCTGTCGACCGAGCATAAGCACTTTGCCGGGAACGGCTGTAATTTCAATCATAGGTGTTTCCCTCCGTTAATAATTTCTTTGGCGGGTCTGTCGGAAGCGCCATGGTTTCTTTGTAAAGCGTGGTCGCGACATCGTTTCCGTGGAGTCGGTGATATGCGCTGTATGCCCGCTTCAAGGCTTCCTTCGCGTAGATTGGACAGTAGCTTTTTTCCATGTATTTTTCGTGGCTCCGGATGATCTCCGCACGGAGCAGGCACTGCACTCCGTCTTCGACGGCGTCGTTCTTTCGTTTTAAGGATTTTACATATGTGATCAGTCCGGTGATGATGCCGCCACAGATAAAAGGGATTGCCCATGCGATTATCTTGTCAATTATCATTTTTCACCAGCTTCCAGTTAGGCGCGTACTGCTCCGGGGTGTAAACGTTGTTGCTTACTATGGACTCCCACAGCTGCCCCTTCCACCAGCCCTTTTCGCCGTTGCTGAAAGCTCCGGTCACGGTGATGTTCTCAGGGATGATGCGATAGCCGTCCTTGTACAGCAGATCTTCCCATAGGTTCGGCGCGTGATCAGGGTCGTTCGCTTCGGTGTCCCACAGGTCACTTCCGGCTTTCTTCACGACGCCGTTCCAGTTGATTTTGGTTCCCGCGCGGACGAGCGAGCCGTCCTGTTTCAGCCTCGGGCACGCCGACGGCGCTTTCGACACAACGGCGTCCGATGCGCTCGCAGTCATTTCTTCGATTACTGCGCGGAGCTGCCGGGCATATTCGATTAACGTCATTATTCCACCCCCAGTAAAATTTTCGCCGCGGCGAGCTGCTCCTCGAGGTCAGCGACCTTCGCGGCGAGTTCGGAGACGTCGCCGCCGGACGGCTCCGGAGGCGGCGCGGTGATCTGCGCGATGTACGCTTCGCAAACCTCGTCGTCAGTCGCCGTTTCGCTCTTGCCGGTCAGCTCTCGGAGCGTCGAGATCGGCAGGATGTCGAGGATTGAGCCGTCATCGCGAAGGATAAGGTAGCTGTTTTCGCTGCCGTACAGCGGGTTATTTATCATCGCCTGTTCGGCGGTGATGTCGTAGATCGGGGATATTTTATCCCAGAGTTGATAGGTCATGTTTTCTCACCTCGGAATTATCGGGAGCAAATAAAGCGTGCACGCCTCGTTATATGTGTTGCCGTTGGCTGTGCCAAAATAGAGTCTGCCGTTTTTTGCCTTGCAAAGCTTATATTGCGTTTCTTCGCCATATTGGTAATATTTCCACTGAGCCACGGAGCCAGACTGTGGCAATGTTTCATATTTCGCTCCGTAGTTGCTGCTGTAAGAAACGGCGGTTGTCGCCATGTAGACAAAAGTGTCATCTACGATGGCACCGAACGGCACGCCGCTGTCCGAGGCGGTCTTGGCGTCGCACCAAAACAAGCACACGCTTCCTGGCAAGTCGACCGTGAAACTGTTCGAGCTGTATGACGCGGAGGTGATGTTTACGGTTTTGAGCGATGGCGCAAACCTGCTTAAAGCCGCGTCAGAAACTTTGCCAAAATACACATACTCATAGCCGTCGGACGCACCGCTGTGCGGATATGTGTCGGAAGCGTCGGATGAGATAAGCTCCCAGTCGCCGATCGAAGTCTGCTTCACCGATCCGATAAGCTTTACATCTGTGCCCGGACCCCAGCCGCCCCAGTTTCCGGTCGGCGAAAGATATCCGATGTAGCCGCGCGTCGGCGAGGTGGTCGATGATGCGACAGAATATGAGCGGATATATGCTTGCGACGGCACATACATGATCTCATCCCGACTTACCCCGGTGTAATCGGACGTGAACTTTATATACTTTCCAGCGCACATATTGTTCAGTGCCGTTGCGTCGTAATCGGCATATTTAACGGTTCGCGAGGTCGGGTTTTTAAGCGAAACCGCGCCGTTCGATTGATTTATTGTGATCGATGACGCAGTCTGGAAAGACACCGATGAGTTAAAATCCGCGTTTTCGCCGTGATAAAAGAACGGGATGATCGAGCCGCCGTAGTTGGTGGCGGAGTTGCTGCTGACGAACGCGGTCTGCTGTGTTTCAGCGTAGCTGTTGGCAGACGGCCTGCGTCTCCACCAATATAAGTCATATGGGACGAAAGATTCCGTGATGGTTTGCAGCGCGTCCACAATACCCTGTAATAGCGCCTTATTTATCGGTGTTCCCGGTTCTGAAACTTCTGTCGGGGACGGCGTGAGTTTCTTCTTGCCTCCACTGTCAGTGATCGTATAAAGGTCGTCGCCGGTCGCGACACGATCCTTGATGTCCGGTGCTTGATATACAGCCATTTCAGATTCTTCCTTTCAGCGGCAGGTGCGCCGCGTTGTTCCCGGCGCGGAAAGTCCCGCACCGTCGATAGCTCGATTTCATGCAGTCGATAAGCAGGTCGATATCCGCGAGGACTTTTTCGATGGTATTCGCGCCGACGTAGCCGAGCTTGTCCCCCGGCTTCGGCAGCTGTCCTGTCTCTGCGCGCGTGTAGTACGCGTCCCGGAGCCGCTGAACATTGTCAAGATATGTTGCCCACTGCGCCCGCCGAACGATGTCGCCTTCCTGCCACTCGCGGTCTTCGGATTTACTTCCTTTAAGCACCGGCGTCACCTCCACCGGATACCCCGCCGACGTCAGCGCGGCAGCGAGGAGTTTGACCGCGGATTCGACGCGGTTGAGGGTGTTGTAGGTGAGGGCTCCGCGCTCCAACTGTGACCTTTCGGCGTCTGTCAGCCCCGACCAGTTGCCGAGGGTCTGGTAGGACTTCCGTATCGCGGCTGAGGCGGTTTCGTCGCTTTCCGTGCGGTCATAGATTAAATTGAGGTTCGCTGTATTAAGGCTCATTTGATGATCACCTCCGCGACTTGTGCGGTTCCGGAGACGGTGTGTTTCATGCTGACGATGCGTCCGGTCACGTCGTCCATGTAGTCGTATTCCTGCGTCACTTTGTCGCCGACTTTGAGATTGCCGGTGAGTATCTTTTCAGATATTTCGCGGCGTGCGGAGTAGTAGTTGTACGCCGCTGTGGCGAGTTCGTCGGCGTTTGTCCGGTTCACGAGGGTGAAGTCTTTGAGTTCGACCACGTTCTCTTTGTCCCCGGCGAGGATGAGCGGATTCCGCTTCGTGATGATGGTTTGGGTTTTGTCGTATTTCTTGCCGGTCAGGACGCAGTTCGCGTCCGCGTTGATGACGGCTTGGTTGACAGTCTGGGAGACTATCTTGCCGTTCGTGATGGACAGGGAGTGGAGCGGCTCGGGGAAGGCTACGGTGATGCCGGTTCCGGTTCCACTGTCCGCCGCTTTGTACGCGGTGTAGTCGGTTGTCCCGGCGACGTAGGAGTACGCGGTGAGCCGCAGTTCGGTGAGCTTGTCGCGGAAGGTGGTCGTCTGCCCGGTGAAGGTGTTCGAGGCGTTCAGCGTGCCCGCGACGGTGTCGGACAGCTTGTACAGCTTCACTTTGTCAGAGTAGCTGGTGTCTACAACCGCGCCGAGGGCGAAGGCGATCTGATTGAGAGCTTCGCGGCAGGAGGATATCGCGAGGTATCCGGTGAGTGTCGCGTTTTGCAAACTACCCGCGATTTCGTATTCCACCTTGAGCGGCGAGAGCATTTCGCCGATGAGGGCTGCCGCGTTCTTCGCGGAGTAGATACCGCCGCCGAACGGGGAGTCGTCGAGAATAGACACATAGTCTTCCGACTCGATATCATATGTCCTGTCGGAATTCCGCTCGTAGTGCGTGATGAACGTGGTCTGCACGAGCGTGTCGTCGAAATATGTGTAAACGGGCTGCTTTTCCTGAAAGATGAAGTCGACGTCGCTCTTCTTTTTGAGGGTGAAGCCCACGGTGTTGATCGAGACAGTTTCGGATACCGGCTCGATTTCCTGGAGCAGGGAGAAGTTTTCGATTTCGTCTTTCCCGAAGTTGCGGACGGTTCCGTAGAGGATGTCCGTGAGATACAGCCGGTTGCGCGGCATATTCATCTTCGAGAAGGAGATTATCAGCTTGTTGTAGTTTTCGATTTTATTCGCGCAGAAGAAGTTCGGCTTGTCCGGCGTGAAGTTCTTGTCCGACAGAAGGGTGCTGCCGCGATACCATTTGATGTTGACCGCCGTCGCGTACCGGTTGGAGGTCTCATCAAAAACAAGCGTGATTCCTTGCGAGGTGTACTGCCCGGTCGCGGCGAGCGTGAGGACGAGCGGAGTTTCGAAGCTGCCGTCGGTCGCGCTCGAGAGGCTGTCAGACACGAGAGCGTACTTCACGTCGTCCGGAGGGACTTCAAGAGAACCGTCGAGCAGGACGGAGTATATCTCGCACGGATTCGCGTATATCGGGGTCTGCTGCCCTTGCAGCAGTGTCGGAGTTGAGTTGCTGGTCTGCCCGGTCGCCGATGGGGCGAAGTTTTCTTTCGCCCCGACAGCGACGTCGGCGTAGGATACCCGGAGTTTCATGCTGCGCTCCTTTGCGGCTCCATCGCGATAAAGTCGAAGGAGAGGTTGCCCCAATACCGGTTCGTCTCGGAGTACTGCCGGAGGAGATCGTCCGTGCCGCGCGAGACATATGCCTGGAAGGCAAGCGTTTCGTTGCCGAACGGGACGACGATATCGTGACTTGCGACCGGCGCGGAAATCGTTTTGTAGAGAGCGTTGTACTCCGTCTGGGACATACGGTCGGTGTTGATCGTGATGGAGTAGTTGTAGTAGGTTCCAACGAGGTCGCGGTGCATGACGCCATCGAGTGTGCGCCCGGCGTTGTCGCCATCAACTACCTCGAAATTACGGGTGAGTGCAGTAACGATAGCGCCGTATTCGGTTCCGTCGACTTTAACCATTACCGCGTCCCTCCGTTCGTGAATGTGATTTTGGTGTTCGCGCCGGAGCGCCTCTTTTCGGAGTCTATGGCGTCTCCGAAGGCGCGCCCGACGACTTGCTTGTCGAGGACGAGTTCTATCTTTCCGCCGCGCCCTGAGCCGCGCTGTGCGGCTGTCATCGCGCGGTAGACGGCGTTCTCGATGCCTTCGATGATCTGCGCGTTGTTCGCGACGGCAGTCCGCCCGTTGCTGAAGCGTCCGACGAGCTCGCCGGAGTTGGCGTAGAACATTCCGTCCTCCGGGAATCCGCCGGTCGCGAAGGCGGGAATCATGCGTGGCGTTTTACCGATGAGGGATTGAGCCGCGCCACCGCTGAAAGACGCGGACGAGAGCACCTGATTCAGCTGCCTGATAAAGGTTCTCGCCGACGCAAGCAGGCTGTTCGCGAAGGCTGAGAAGTCCACGCGGATAGACGTCCAGACGTTCCCGAAGGCGTCCTTGACGTTGGGAAGCCCGAGCGTGACGCCGTTTGCGAATCCAATGTCAACGTTGATGCCGTAGCCCTCAAAGACGGTCGACGGTGAGTGGATGCCGAGGTCGTCGGTGAAGAGCTGCATGGTCATCCGGCTGAGTTCCTGCATAGCTTTCGCGGCGTTCTGTGAGCTTTCAGAGGTTCCGTTCGCGAATCCTTTCGCGACGTTTTTGCCTGCCGAGGTGCCCTTCTGACCCAGTTCATTCCCGACTTTATCCATCATGTCATAGAGCGGCTTGTAAATGCCGGTCTTCGTAACGTCATTGATGCCGTTCTTGATGGTTTCCGTCGTGTTGTTGACGATTGATTGTGAATTCTGGTTGGCGATCGTAGAGCTGGAATAGAATTGACGGTTCAGATTATCAAGTTCGGTTGAGGTAGTCTTGACGTTCTGCTTGGCGACACTTGTGATTTCGTTCAGCTGCGCGGCGAGTTTCGGGTCGCCGAAGGTTGATATGACTTTGAAGGTGTTTTCGTCAATGCCGAACTGCGCTTTGAAGTCGAACGAGCCGAGGTCAACCGCCTTGTCGATAGTGTCTTTGAGGCTGTTTGTGACGTTCTTGATACTGTGTCCGAGCGCTTCGGATACCGTTTCGAACGCTTTTCGGCATTCATCGGGGAATACCACGGCGCCGATGGTCGCGCTTATAATGATCGATAGCGCGCCTGCGAAAAGCCCTGCCGTTCCTGCTGCCGCGCCGGCTCCGACCATTTTTGCAACTTTCACGCCGGCAAGAGTCGCCGCCGCAGTGTTGAGCAGTGAACCTATACCGAGTTTTATTGCCCCGGCAAGGTCATCCGCGCCGGTGTCGTTTCCGAGTTCAAATATTCCGACTGCCGACATTGTGAGACCGGCAAGCCCGATTGTGAGTGGGAGCCCGAATGCCTGAAAACCTTCCGCTCCGAGGAAAAATCGGGATATGGTAGCACCGCCGAGCAGTGCCACAATGCCAGTCTTCGCGGCTCCGAGAAGTGTCTGAGCGCCGGTAACGTTCGGTGTACTCCCGATTGCCGCCGTTGTTATTGACAGGGCGGCTATGCTGAGCAGGAGCATCGGGACACTGCCTAAAAATCCGTTGCCGCTGCTGAGCGAGAGCAAGCCCAGCGCCTTAAGCCCAAGTAACGCTGCTATTCCTCCACTGACTGCGCCCATAAGCGTATCCTTACCGCTCATGTTTCTAAGGCGCGACGCTCCGAAGTCAAGGTCTATTCCGGTAATTTTGAATACTGCGAATTTGAAGAAATCCCATATTTTCTGAGGGATTTCCCACAGTCCGAGCTTATCGGCAATTTCTTTCGCGGCGTCTTTTATTTTGCTGAAATAATCCCAGATGTCTTTCGCCCAGCTTTGTATTCCTTCACCCTTTGTCAGCCAGTTCTCGATCTGCTCCGCGATCTTGTCGGTCGTCTCGCCGAGGTTCTTTGAGAACATATCGTCCTCGAGTTTCGCGAGCCGGTTCAGCTCCGCTTCGAGCTTCGCGATATCCGCCGCGCTTGTCCCGCTTCCGGACGCGCCGGTGCTCTGTGAGCCGAGAATGTTCAGCTCATCAAAGGAGAGCTGATAGAGCTTTTTCATGCTCTTCGCGGCGCTGTCCGCGGAGTCGGCGATATCTTCGTTCCCGCTGACGATGTTGTCCGCGTAGTCGAATTTTGGCAGTTTGAATCCCGCGAGTTCGGCGAACGCCATGACGATGCGCTGTGAGACCTTGATAAACGCGGTCATGTACGGCAGAACCTTCTGCACAAGCGGCAGGAAGAGGTCGCCTATCGCGCGTGAGAGCAGCGTCAGCTGCGCTTTGAGGATTCTGAACTGGTTCGCGGGCTGCTCGAGCGTTCTCGCCATGTCGCCCATAGCCGATTTCGACTGCCTGAGTAGGGAGATCGTGCGGAGCATTGCCTTTTCGGACTGGTTCATCGCGTCGACGTTCGCGGTGACGCCGAGTTCGGTCGCGAGGAGCTTGAGGTTTGCGACCGAGAGGTCTTTACCGAGGGCGCGTATCGGCTCAATTTCGCCGACCAGCGCGGACCGCGTCTTGTTCAGCGCTTCGTCGATCTTGAGGTTGTAAAGGGACGAGATGTCATAAGTCAGCTGCGTGAGCGCCTTCGACATGGTGTACGCCGTGCCGCTTGCCGCGCCGAAGGACTTCGAGATGTCCATGAAGATCGCTTGCATACGCATGAACTCGCCGGGATCGATGCCGTAGCTGTCCCCGACGATTTCAGCGTATTGCTGCGCCTTCTCGGCATATCCGCCCATCGATACGTAGAAGAGGTTCAGGGCTTCGATATATTCGTTGGCGGAGCCGATAGTTTGGTTCAGCACAGTTCGTATTTTGCTGAGTGCCGCAACTGAAATCAGCTTCTTGAATATAGAAGGCTTCTTCTCAATCTTCTCAAGCTGCCCGAGAATCTTGCCGAGAGTGTCCTGCCATCCGCCCATTTCCTTTTTCGACTTTTTGACCGAGGATGTCGCCGCTTCATTGTTTTTAATGAAGGTCTGAATCCTCTGCGGAAACGCCGAGAATCCGCGGGCGATTTTGTCCATTTCGGTCGCGAGCGGAGCCATTGCCGCTGTGAGCCGTTCTACGGTCGCGGCGAAGTGCTCCATATCAACCGTGTCGAGGTTCGCGGCGAGTCCGGGGAGCTTCGCGAGCTGATTGATAAAGGACGTGAGCTGTGCGCGTCCGAGTTCCCCGAGCGGTTTGAGGGCTTCGCCGAGGGATTTTACTTTGTCGAGCGCTGTCGTGTCGAGCGTCCCGAGATTGTTCGCCGCGTCGCCGATTTCTTTGAGCTGCCGTCCGATGGAGGAAGAGATTTTCGCGTTTTTCAGGCTGTCTAACGCCGTCGAGAAGTACGTCAGACTGCCAGCGGCGGCGCCGAGAGCGTCAAACTGCCGAACCGCGTCCCACATATTGAGCGCAGAGACGCTTGTTTGCAGCTTTTTCAGGCTCGACGCGAGGCTCGAGAGGTCTTTCGACGCCGTGCTCGCACTGTGTTCTATCGCTACAGACAAGCTGTCTATTTGCACTTCGTTATCTGCCATTCATCTCACCTCCTCCGAACTTTTCCTGTAATTTTCTTTCTTTATCCTGATATTCCTGCATGAGGATCATTCTCCGTGCGTATTCCTCGGGGGAAATGGCGGACGCTTTTTCCTCCTGACTCCGCAGGTCATATGGCTTATCCGGGTACTTCCCGTTCTTCGAGAAGCACGCGCCGATGGCGTCCCGGACATATATGCCGGTCATGTACGCGTGAAAGTTTATCCGATCGCGTTCTTCACGCTGGTTTTGCTCGTATATATCGAGAAAAGGCTTCATGCGGCGCGGATTGAGCCGCCAGAATGTGGTAAGGTCAAGCCCGATCCTGTAAGCCGCAGGAAGCCAATTTTCGTATATCGTTTCGGCGGCGCTCAGATTCAGGCGTTCTTTGCCTGTTTCTTGTCTGCCGCCTTCGCCTTCGCGATCATCGCTTTGAAAAAAGCGCTGTCGTCGCACGCCTTCATGAATGCCGCCGAGAGGTCGGAGAGGTCGCCGCCCCCTACGATGTGGGATTCGATTTCACGTCCAGCCTCTTCGGCGTTAATGCCCGCGCAGTACGCGAGATAGGCTCTGAGCGCCGCGAGGGGCTTTGTGCCGAAGGAGCAGATATCGCCGCCGAGATCATTGAGTTCGATTGTGGCGTTGAAGTCGATGGGTTTAGCCGTTATTTCCTTGCCGTTGATTATCATGGTTTATCTCCTTGAGTTTATCAGCCGCCGATAGTGGGCTTTGCCGCGAGACCGGTGACTTTGTTTACGGTGATGGTGCCGGATACCTGGAACGCCGAGTTCGAGGTGACCTCGGGGAATCTGAGCATCGAGGGCGAGCCGGAGTAGTAGAAGCTCTTTTCGTAGTTCGGGATGACCTGGGTGAACCAGAGGGTCTTACCTGCCGCCGCCGCGGTCGCCATGGCTTCTCGCATGGTCTCCCACGCGTCGATGAAATCAGAAGCCCAGTTGCCGGTGACGTCTACGCTGCCGGTGTCGGACAGCCCCTGCTCATAGCGCTTGAATGAGGTCTCGGAGACCGGCGTGATTTCTATGGTATCGGGAGTCGAGCCGATTTCGCCCCAGCTGACGACGTTCGGAATTTCTATCCAGCCGGTGGTGGGCTGAGTGCCCGCGGTAGCTTCGGGGGCGTAGTAGAATTTAATACCGTTGGTGGTCATTTATCATACCTCCATTTTGGTTGATTGAAGTTTTGAATATCTCGCGACCATCCTGTAGATGGACGCGTCGTTCTCGTTCGGGAAGGGATTGCAGAATGTGCGCTGGAAGTTGTAGCTTTGCATGGTCGAGTCGACTGCCGCCACAACTGCCTTGCATTCGCTCTTTTTCCCGCTTTTCTTGTTCGAAAACACGTCGACGGTGTAGGAAAGCCGCGCGTTGGTCTCTCCGCCGGTCACACGGAAGGAGAGCGCCTCGGAGGCGTTATCGGTTTCGCGGATGTACACATGAGGGAAGGAAGACGGCTTCGGGACGAATTCGGAGACAACCGTCGCTTTCGGGAACTTCTTCGTGACCGCCGTTCGCACAGCGTCAACAAATACGTTTTCAAAATCGGTCATTTCTTCTTCGCCTCCTGTAATACCTCTTCAAAAGCTCTGTACAGCGGCATTTGAGCCGCCGTGCCGTGCGTGATGACGAGGTTGCCGTCTTCGGCGTAGTAGCCCCACGCCTTCTGGTTTCCTTGCCCCTTGCCATATCCTCCGATAACGAATCCGAGGTCTGCGCCGCCAGGATGAGGGGACGCTCCGGCGGGGGGATTATAATAGACTCCTGCCCCGAACTCGATGAACGTCACCTCGTTCCCTTCGGCGACGACTTTATAGCCGGTGCCGGTCTTTTCTACCCGGCATTTAACGTCGGCTTCGCCCCTGACGCCTCTGGCAAGGCTGTCGTACCATGCCGCGTCGAAGTTGCGCTGCGCTTTTTCGCATATCCGTTCGGCGAGGTCGCGCGCGGCGTCATCGAGCCGGTTCCGGTTGGCTGACATGAGGGATGCTACCTCATCGAGAGCCGACTGTATGCTGCCGGGCGAGAGCCGGACAGTTATGCGTTTGCGCATTGTGTTTTCCTCCGCGGCTACGCGCCTACGTCGACTTGCTTCAGCGCGACGAGGGTTCCGTTGATCGACTTCGATACACGTCTGACTCGGTAGTTGTACGGAGCGGTCGGCTCTGTGTCCAGCCAGACAACCGCGTTCTCGTCGAGGTCGGTCGTTTCGGTGCATAGCACCTTGTCGTAGTCGATCATCGTCCCGAACCCAGCGGCGTAAGAATCGCCTTTGGCAGCGGAGATATTGCCCCACGCCTTTATGGGTTCGGTGTAGATGACTTCCTGCTCGCCTGTGTAATTGCCGTTCTCGTCGGTGACGTCCTGAGTGCCCGCGAACAGGGCGTACCAGTACGGAATCCGGTTCTTCGCGAGAGTTCTCATGATATCACCCCGACATATGGCATTACGTTTTTATGGATGTATTCGAGGCAGGACGAATACCCGAACTGCCTTGATATTCCGTTTTCGTTGTGCGCGGTCTCACCTTCGCCGCCGATCTGCGAGAAGCCGATCATGACGGCGTTCAGCTGGACGCTTTCATATTCCTGCGGCACGTCGGTCACGTCGTCCGGTATGCTCCCGGTCGCCCCGTATCTCCACGAGAGAATTTCGTCTCTTGTGAAGTCGAGGAACGCCGAGAGCGTGTCGTCGTCCGTGTCGGGAAGCCGCATCATCCGTTTCAGCCGGATCAGCTTCTCGTCGGTGGTCATGGATTAGCCGTTCGTGATGAGGCGCGCGATCGGGATTTCCTTCGGAGCGAACTTAAGAGCCCAGTTTGCGGACGCCTCGAGCTGCGCGTCGGTGGGGGAGTTGGTCCAGCCGGTGGAAGGCAGCTTGAACGAGAAGCCGTTCGGGTGGATGCACTCGCGGATTCTGGTGATGAGAGTGTCCTGACCGTTGTTCTTCGTCGGCTCGCGGAAAGTCTCGACCGGCACGTCCTGTCTTGCCCAGCAGTGGCGGAGAACGCCGGTACCGAGGAGGTAGGTCGTGTACTTCTTAAGGTCCTTGTTCGCCTCGGAGCCGCCGACTGCGGTGACCGGAACGCCGTCGTCGATGATGACGGTATAGCCGTTCACGGACGCGAGACCGAGGTTCCTCTGGATGCCGTTCGCGTCGGTCTGCTTCCAGTAATCGAGAACCTGGAGGTTTTCGAGGGTGCGGGCGACGGAGGAGTGCATGATAGCGAGCTTGTACGCGTCCTTGTTGTCGCCGAGGGTATCGGTCGCAAGGTCGTTGAGGTCGGTCTCGTTGATCTTTCTCGCGGTCGCGGTCGCGGAGCCGACGTCGACGGTGTGAGCGGTCCACGCGGCGTTGCCGGTGATGCCGAAGATTGCGCCGAGGATGGCGATAATCTTCTTCTGGCGGTACTTCGCCCAGAATTTCGCGGTGGACGAGATGATGTGGCCCATCGGGTCTGCGCCGGAAAGCTCGCCGACGAAGTCACGCGCGGTCCATGCGACGTCGCGGCCATACGCGACGTAATTCTGCTGATCCGCCTGGGTCTCGGTCGAGGTGATGTCGGTCTGACCGTCGTGGTTCACGGGAGTGCCGGTGAGGGTCTTGTAGAACGGAATGGTACCGTAGTTGCCGGAGGATATGAGTCTCGAGGCGAGCACCGGATCTTCAACCATTACGCCGGAATCAAGGAGCGCGGTCTTTTCGGAGTCGGGCTCTGCAAGCCAGCGGGCAATGAAGAGATCGTCGTCAAAGGGGTAGTTGAGGTAGGTCTTGGACATTGTTTAATCATCCTTTCGAAAAATGAGGTTGTGCGGTCACGCCTTGAAGAGTGCCGCGAATTCGGTCGGATTATCGTTCTTGAACTGGACCTGTTCGGCGAAAGTGAGCTTGCCGAAAGCTTCTTTGGTCATGGCGGTCGTTGCGGGAGCCTGCGAGGGGGCTTTGACGCCGGCCGCGAGTTCGCCCTTGACCTTGTTCGCCGTCGCTTCTCCATAAGCCTTGAACGCCGCTGCAATCGCCGTAGCGACCGAGGTCGTCTGTTCTGCGTCGGTGGTGACAATGCCGTCGAGGAAGGTCTCGTAAGCTTCCTTGGTCATGCCGTTCCCCGCGAGGATGCTCGCAGCTTCCTGCCGGTTTGCCTTGACGGTGAGCTGCTCGATCTGCTGCCTCTGCGCTTCGAGGCGTTCGGTCAGAGTGCCTTCATTGGTCTTCATGTCCTTCTTCGCTTTGGCGAGGTCGGACGCGGTTTTGTCGAAGGTCTCCTTGTTCACGAAGTTCTTGTTCGAGAGCGCCGTCGCGATCTCTTCCGCAGTCATTCCTTCGCGGTAATCTTCGCCGAGTAAATCTCTGAGTTCCATGTGATAATCCCTTTCTGCGTTTGGTGAGGCGGTTCTCTCCGCCATAGATTCGCGTTTTTCGGACTTCTCTGTCCATTGTTTAATGAATTAAAATCAGCGTCGCCCCGGGGAGTGGCCTTAATAAATTAAAAAGAGCACCAGAACCGACAGGCTGTGTAAAAGCCTGTAGATATCTGGCGCTCTTGGCGCTCTGTGTTGTAGTGCGGGGTGTTCCCGCTTATGACGCGACCGTGCGTATGACGGCGTGTGAGCCTTCTGTGTGGGCTCTGACCGTCGTTCCGCAGCCGCGACACTTTATCTCCGCCACACCGCTTATTGCTCCGAGGAGCCTTCCGCAGTGCGGGCAGCGCACTTTAATCAGTTCCGGAGCTTCCGCCGCCGGAACTTTCTTTGTTTCTGTCATTGCCGCCTCCTGGCTTGTCCTGCCCTGATTTGTCCCGCCAGGTGCTCTCGAGGAGTTGGAGCCGCGCGGCGAGGTATGGGATCGAGTCGATATACGCCTGGTGCGGATCGTCGAACAGATGGGGCTTACTGAACGCGATTTCGGGGTGTACTCCGGCGTCGAGAAGGTTCAGGAGAGCCTGCGTTTTGACGAGCATATTCTCGGTGTTGCCCTTCGTGAACCGGATGTCGATGTCGGCGAGCCCGAGGTCGAGCTTGCCGTATGTTTTGAGAAGTGCCAGCGCGATGCGGAGGAACTGTTTTTCGCTTCGTTCCCACTGCATAACGGTGTCTCTGGCGCAGCTTTCCGCCATTGTCCATCCGTCGCGGAGCAGTACGGCGCTGCCGGTGTCTCCGGTCGTGCGGTTCGCGCCGTTTCTGTCCGGCATACCGCAGATGGTGAGGGCTTGCTGATAGAGGTGGTCGATTTCGACCTGTGTCTGCGATTGGTCGAGTTCGGACGAGATGATATCGACGTCCGAGGGGTTCGAGTTGTCCGACTTGATGACGATAGCGCCTTCCTGCCGGAACTCTTTATACTTCTCGGGATCAATCTGGCAGTTGACGAATTTAATGAAACTCTGGACGAACTGTTCCGTGCCGTCGAGCCGGTTCGAGGACAGTTTGTTGATGCCGTCGAGAACTTCGAGAACGACTTCGAATGAGCCGAGCCGCGCGTTGTTGAGCGGATACTCGATTATCGGCACCGCCCCGATGCCGTGGAGTCTCGAGGACGTGACGGTGTTGTTCACGATCTCGAACTGCATAGTGTCTGTCCAGACGGTGTAGATTGTCTGCTGATTGTCCCTGAGCGTCTCCTGGAATGCCATGACCGGCTTCGCGCCGAGCTCTTTTGAGTAGACGACGCCGGTTCGTCTCGGGTCGAGACTGCCGATTTCGATTTTCTCGTCGTTCGCCAGATTCCCGATGACATACCGGTACGCGGTTCCGCAGATGTGGTTCCACTCGGCGATGTCGTGGTCGGTCGCTTCTTTGTCGAGGACGTGCATGATTTCGTTGAGCCGCCCGACCTTTTCGGATACCGGGTCGCGTGTCTGCGCCGCGGTGATCTCATCGGGGGTCATGGTCATGCGTGCCTCTCCACTCCGGATTTTCCGGCGCGTGTAGGCGATCGGGGCTCCTAAAAGGTACGCGACCTTGAAGGAGACGATTTCCCATGCGTGGTTTTCGACAATTTTGTTGTTGATCTCCGGTCGGACGTCCTTGACGCGGTTGAGTATGGGCTGCTTGCCCTTGTAGTAGCCGTAGAGGTAGTTTATTTCACTCTGGTTCCGGTAAAAGGTCGGCAGCACCTCATTCAGCACCTGCACAACATTTTTCTCGTCAACCGCCGACGCGTCGGTATATATGACGTGCCGGCCGGTCAGCACCGGAGATACGTCGGCTACGCTGTTCTGTTCATCCACCATTCTTTCACCACCAGTCGTTTTTAATTTGAGACCCGGCGCAAAGGCGTGCCGCCGGGTCGGAAGGAGAAAACCATATCCATCAGGTCAGCGTCCAGCGACGAGGAACATGGCTGACAGGCTGGGGGTCGCCTATCATGTATATTATATACCTTACACAAGGATTTGTCAATAGATACGCTGTAAATTGTGGAGATATTACGAAATCCCGTCATGCGCGGCGCGATTCCGCGATAATATCCGGGCAAGTCAGAACACGCGCTTCTGTACAGCGACAATTCCCCAGTTTCCGGTGGCTAAGTCCATGAGCTGCGCGAGCGAGTCGGGCGCGTCGTCGTGCACGTTCTTGCCGAGCGAGACGAAGGAGCAGAGCCATTCGATAAAGGAACGGTATTCCGGCGTCGAGTGGTCGAAGTCGAGGAAGTGGATCTTCGAGATATCCGGCGCGTATTGAATGATTCGGGAGAGCTTCGAGGCGTTGCCCGGGGCGCGCCGCGTCGAGATGTTGAGAACGCACCCTTTCGCGCGGAGCATTTCGTCGATTGCCTGCGCGTATTCGGTTCCGCCGTTGTTCGCCTCAAACTGCACCTGGTGCGGGCGGTGAATCAACAGCTTTCCGACCACTTCGGGCTGAGTGAAGACTTTGTTCGCGTTCGAGAACACTACGTCGACACAGTACATCGAGCCGTCTCCGTACACATAGACGATAGGCATGGACAAGTAGTCCTCTCCACCCCACGCGACGTCGCACGCGGCGATAATGCGTTCCGGTGATCCGCCCGGCAGGACACCATTGTAGCGGAGCAGGGAGTCAGGCGGGAAGACAAGCCCCTGGCGGACGTACGGAGCGCCCTGGTACTTCGCACACCATGTGCAGTCGTCGATCGACGCTTTCATGTCGCGGTAATATTCGGTCGAGAACCCGACACCGTAGTCGTACTGGAAATTCGACTCTCCGTTCGCGTCGAGCGCGGGAATGACGGTGAAGCGGTATTCGGGATTGTCTCTGTACTGTTCGCGGACGCGCCCGAGCGGGTCCATTACGTTCCAGCGCGTGCCGACCATCAGCTGTAGAGCGCCGTCCTTCATACGGTCTTTCATCTGGTTCAGGTAGATATTGTACTTCGCGTCGAGACGGGAGGGGGAGAGTGATTCCTCGAGGTCTTTCACGAGGTCGTCGACGTAGAGGATTCCGTCGCGTGAGATATCGATAGCGCCGGTCCATGTGCCTTCCGCCGACCGGCAGGTCATTGTCGGGAAGCGCTTCGGGTGGTTGAGGTTGATCTGGAGGTACTTTGCCGACCGGCTTTCGATCTGCGCGTGCGGGAACACGTCGTGCCAGAGGTATTCGCCGTCCGGATCGAGCACCGCGTTCAGCTCGCCGTAGAACCCATTCACGAGTGTGTCGGAGTGCCCGCCCATAGCGGACGCGTCGTCCGGATGACGCCCCATGTGCCAGGTCAGGAAAAATATACAAATCGTGGAATTGTGTGTCGGAATGAGACGATCTCCGGCAAGGTATACGCCGCCTTCAACCGAGATGCAGTTGCCCTGCACGGGTTCGATGCGCTCGAAACCGGATATTGCGATTCGGCGCTGTTTCGAGAACTCACGGAGCTGCTTTCGCTCCACGACGCATGGGATGAAGCAGGTCGGATTGAAGCCAATGACGTAAACGGTTTTCCGCCCCTGAATGCCGCTGCTGGACAGCTTCGGCGGTTTTGCCTTGACGCTGCACCTCCATCCGAACGTGGAGATAAGCGATATGAAGTCATCACGGAGCTCAGGCTCAGTGGTTGAGAACTGATATCGGTGATCCTTAGCAATAAGCGTACCGTCCGTGTCGAGAAGCCCGGCAAGCAGTTCGAGACGCTGCTCAAGCGACGCCGTGAGGTATATGTCAGGAATACGCTTCGGAGTTCTCTTGCGACTGTGGCACATTCCGAGGGCTTGAAGCCCGCCGCGCAGGCTCTTAAAGCCATAATATTCAACGCCGGTGGTCTTATGTACCGTCTGCCACGATATCGGATAGCCGTCGGCGATTATGCGGTCAACGATTACGCGGTCGCAAGCCGGTTCGCATATATCGGGGTTGTTGTTTCTGCCGTCTCCGAGCCATGCGCCGAGTGAGTACGGAGCGGCAGGAAGATCTTTCTGCTCGCCGATTATCGGCGCAATTTTCGGCAGCTGATAAAAATATCTGTGCTTGCGTGTGTGTGCTTTGCCGGTCTCGAAATCGTCCATCATCGAATGCGTTTCGCGTATCTCTGTCTTGTGCTTGTGGCGGTTGAATACCACCCATTCGTGGTGTTCGTTACAGTCGATATGCGTCCCGTCCGTGAAATGCACCCGAATATTTGCATAACCCTTCGGGAACACGTGCGTGACTTTGATAAACTCACCGTCCGGATTCAGAACTCTGTCTCCGACTTTCAGTTCGCCGTGGTGTTTCCACCCGCTCGCAGTCAGTATCGGCGTGTCGTCGCTCAGGAGTTTTCCGACTCTCGGCGGCATACTCACCCCGAGGAATTTAATCTTGTGCTCTTCGAGGTCTTGCAGGTCGTTGCACAGCCCCATCAGAACGCTTCTTCTCGGCACCCAGAACTTCCGCGCCGGTTCTCTGTTCCATTCGACGTACTGCATATAGTGGTCGAACGAGTGCGGCGCGAGCAGCAGGCAGACTTTCCGTTTCAGCTCGTACCATTCCGGAGCGGCGGCTGTCTTCGCGGCGGCTGACCTCGCGAGCATACGGTTCACGACGTCGAAGAATTCTTTCCCTTTCGCCACCATGTAGGCAAGCTCCTCCTCGTATGATTCTGCCGAATTGTCCTGCGCGAGCCCCCTCAGCGCGTCGAAGTAGTCTTTCGCGACCGACAGACTGTCCGTTCCGTACGCCGCGACAGCCTCGCACAGCACGACGCACTCCGGCAGCCGGTCGTTCCAGTTCTCAAATCCGGGAAGAACCGTTTTGTTCCCATTCTTTACCTTTTTTGATTTCTTCTTTCCAGTATCTTCACATGAAAAAGCGCCCATGACGCCACTCTCCTTTGGAAAAATGGCGCTCTGGGCGCTCTAAGTATAGGGGTACGGTACTCCGCCACGGCCGGATGCCGGTGCGGGATGTGTTTGCTATTCCGTGACCGCTTCACGCGGTCAGGTGAACGTTTGCGGTATCTGTTTGCTGTCTTTCCTTTGCGGAACAGCCGGTTGTGGCTCGGAGCCTTAACACTGAATCAGCGTTAAGTCAGCGTTAAGTCAGCGTTGAACTTGCGCCGACTTTGCGTATAACTTGCGCCAGTTTACGGTTTGTTTACGTATTGGTTAAAACTTACTTTGTGCCGGTTGGAACGCGGTTCAAACTAACTTGAAACTAACTTGAAACTAACTTGGAACCCGGTTCAAGCCCGCCGCCCCGTTACACGTGTGATTGTGTTACGGTGTTACGGCTTGTTGGAGCTTGATTGAGCCTCGGTGGAATTATTTCAGTATCGGCTCGTGGGCTCCGGGAACGTAGTCCATGCCGTCGCCGTATTTGTACAGTCCTTCGTATACAGGTCTGTTGTCACGGATGCTGCGAATGTTCGATTCGCGGAATCTGCCGCCTTTGCGGGTCTTGTACCCGGCGTCGGATATTGAATCCGCAATTTCCCACAGCGACTTCTTCGCGGCGAGACCGTCGAATACCATGCGGACAATGGGCTCTTCCGCCGGATTGATGACCAGCTGACCGTGTTCGACTTTGTACCCGTACGGAGCGCGTCCGCCGCTGTAGCCCCCGACTTTCGCTTTGCACTCGCGTCCTTTGCTCGTGCGGAGGGTGATGTTTTTGCGTTCCTGCTCTGCCACGAACAGCATAAGCGACCGGTAAATGTTCGACAGCGCGTCGTCACTGTCGAAATGCTCGTTAACTGACAGCAGCTTGATGTTCTTCTTTTCGAGTACGTACAGGTAGTAGAAGTACAGCTTCGTGTCTCTCGACAGCCGGTCGGTTTTCGCAATGATCACTGCTTCGTACGGCGGATTCGTCATATCGTCGCCGTAGAGCAGTTCGTTCAGCGCGGGGCGGTCTTCCTTCACGCCGCTCACGCCGTCTTCTTCGTACCACTTCACGATTTTGTACCCGTTGTCGTTGGCGTATTGAAGTATCTGCGCTTTCTGCGAATCTATTCCGAAACGGTCATCCCCAGTCTGCCCATCGGTGCTGACGCGGACATACCCGACCGCGTTCTTGATTCTGTTGTCGTCGTTCCTGATTTCTTTCCCCATGATTATTCTCCTTGCATCTATCAAATTTCGCGGAACTGGCCGCCTTTGCCCTCCGCGCCATGTTCTTGCTCGCGCACCGCCGCAGGTCATACCAGCTCTCGCGGTCATTGCTTTTCGCTGTTACTATTATACCACAAGTAAATGCGAATGTCAAGTACTTTTTTGAATTTTTTTTTGGTGGGGAGGGTCAACCGCGCCGCCTCCCCGGCAAATACACCCCCCGGGGTGCCCGCCGCACCGGGGACTGCGACCCCGTCGAGACCGCGCGAAACGGCGGGAAACAGCCCCCCCGAATTATGCACAAAAATATCATTTGAATTTGTGCACTTTGCTAAATCGCAAAAAATCAAGATTAAATCTCGCAAAAACCCTTGACAAGTAAATGCGAATGTGCTATACTATAGGCACACCGAGGGAAACAGCCCTTGGAAATAACTGGAAATAAAAACCAACAAGGAGAACACCATGAGAACATACTATCTGCACATCACATACAAAGACATCAGCGGCAAGTGCCGCGGCACGCACATCTGCACCGAGATCGACGCCGACACGGCGCGCCGCCTGGTCAAGGCAGTAGGAAAGACGCTGTCCCACGTGGGCGGGAACGGCATCGAGGTCGACCGCCGCGAAGAGCGCGACATGGTCATCATAGCGCGTGTATCTACCGCACCGGATCGCGCATACCTGGCCGGCATCCCCTACTACGCCGAGCACGACATAAGCTTAACCCCCGCCGAGAGGGCAGCAGCCGCCGCATGGCGCGAACACATCGACGCCATCACACACAGATAACGCCCCCGAGAGGGCAGAAAGGATCACACCATGAAAACATATGAAATCACCTACAGCAACGGCGGCGGCATCTACTCCGCTAACCTTGTAATCGCGGAGAGCGCAGAACAGGCAACCGCCTACTACACCGCAGAGGGGCACGAGGTCATCGGCTGCACCGAGACCATGAGCCGTCCCAAGCCCGGGCAGCCCGTCGTGACTGTGCCGGAGGGCTGGACCGCACCGGCAGCAGAGCCGGAGACCGAGACCACAGCAGGACCCGAGACCGCCGAGATGGCGGCAAAGGTCATCAACCCCATGTGCGCGGAGTGCGTCAAGCACGGTGCATCCTGCCCCGGCACGACGTGCCAGGACTACACCGGATGTGTCCGCCGTGAGACCGCGCACAGGTCCGCCGCTGAGCTTGTCGAGGAGCTCCGCGCCCGCAAGTGGTCAGTATGTAAGCGCGACTTGCTGGCACTGACGGACGGGGGAAGCAAGCCCTTGCGCTGGGCGTGCATACGGTACAAGCTGAGCTTTTACGACCTCGACCCCTACTACATGGGCGCGGAGCTTATGGCGGAGGGCGTGCGGATTGCCTACGATGATACCGCGATAAGCCCGGCAAAAAACCGCGCAGAGCGGCGGAGAGTGGAGCGCATCTACGCCACGCGAGAGGGGGCGAGGGCATGACCATGCCGGAGATCACCACGAGAGACCAGGAGGTCGTGACCATCGCGGGGCGCATAGAGCTGTACCGCGCGGAGATAGACCACATCATCGACCAGGACGCGTATATCATCGCGTACCGCCGCATTTACAAGCCGTACCGCACCGCGTCCGGCGCATACCGCACCGAGACCGTGTACGCGTCCGAGCTGCCGCTGACCCGCAAAGGCAGATATTACGTGTACAGCCCCGCGGAGTACGCCGACTATCGGCAGTGGCTGGAGAGGAGGGATCAGGCATGACAGCAGACAAAGCCCTTGAGATCATCGCCTGGGCCAAAGACCGCCGCGACTACCGCCGCGCGTGCGGGCTGCGACGCCCGGCCGACGAGGCGGCAGACACGGCCGCCGAAGACCGCGCGCGCCGCGTCCTGGACGCCCTGCGGATCACCGCAGACGCTTTTTACAGCATGGCGGGCAGATAACGCGCCCGCCACCACATACAATTGCCGACCCCGCCCGGCAAAAGGCGGGGAGAAAGAGAGTATATCATGACTACCACTACCGCTACCACCCGCAAGCCCCTTAACATCACCCCTGCCCGCGAGGCGTGGGCAAAGCTGAAAGCCGCTGAAAAGTGGCTGCGCAGCGTCACCGCGTACGGCACAGACGCCAACCGTGCCGCCGCCGCCGCAAAGGTCGACGCGGCAAAGCAGGCATTCGCGGGCGCCGCCGCACCTATCACGGACTGGATCGCGACGGCCGAAAGCCGCGCGTCTGTCCGCCTGCTGACCGCCGGCGATATCATGGACGCCATCGACGGCATCCCGGACACCATCCGCAAAAAGCACCTGCCGGGCTGTGAGATCAGGGGCTACGACCCCAACGCGCAGAGCTTCCCGGGACGCTACCACGGCACCCCAGAAAGTACCCACGTCGACTTGATCTGCCGCGCGTCCGGATGGGCGATCGCCGCCATCTACCGCAGGCAGTGCACATCGGACCGCGGGCGTCTGGTCCTGACCGACGGCGCCAAAGCGGACATCATCGCAGCCGCAGAGACGCTGTGACCCCCTTGACAACCGCCCGCCGGTGTGCTATACTGTAGGCGGGGAGGTGATGACATGGTCCTACTTTACGCACTGTTGCTGCCTATCCTGGTACTACTGGACATCGCGCGCAACTCATAACCCCCGACCGCCCCGCGTGGGCGGTCTTTTTATGCCCTGCCGACCGGCGGGGCTTTTTTTGCGCCTGTGAGCCCCTCAGACGGCGCGTGAGAGGCGCGAGCGGCTCGAGAGGGTCTATACCGCCCCGCCCATTTCCGCGCGTCCTGGGACGTCTGCGCGCGTTCTGGGACGTCCTGCCGCCGCGAGAGGGGCCGCCTGCCGCCCGAGTGCCGCTCAAAACCCGCTCAATTTCCCGCCGATTTCCGAAAAATTTCCGCCCGGTTTTTGAAAACTTTTCTGCGAGTTTCGAAAATCGGATTTTTATTTTCCGGATCCGCGATAGTCGCTGACGATTTTTCGCGATAGTCGCTCGATAGTCGCTGACCGTCTGATAGTCGCCGGGGTTTTCGTCATATTGCACAATAATTTTAGCAATATGTCACTGCCGAAGCCGTTCGCTGTGTCGAAAACCTAAACTTTCGGTCACTTTATCGTCTTGTCCTCATAGTCGCTTTCCCTCATCCCTTGCAAATATCTTTCCTGTAACTGCTTCGGCGTGAGGTTCGCTTCACCCATCGGATTTCGCGTAGTTTCGGGCAATTCTGCGTTATCCCGCATTCCGTAATAGCACTTCGCACGGAAACAGTATGCCAAAAAATTCATCTTCCCAGCGACCACAAGTTTTGCATCAAAAGACTGTTGAAATTCTTTGGCTTTTTCGAGAATTTGCGAGGTAATGGAGGTGAACCCCCGCTCTTCCCCATGTATAATCGCATTGACTTTTTTCAGCCCATACCCCAAACTCAGGCACACTTCCTCCCATACGGGCGTGCGTCCCTCGTTCGCGCAGCGGTCGTAGTAGTCGCTGATTCTCTCCGCCATTTCGTCGTCGTCCTTCACGGTTGGCTTCCGGAACTCGGTCAGCAGTTCGCGGAGAATCTGGCTCACGAATGCGCGGTCGTCGTCGTTCTCCGGCGTCCAGACCTTGGTCGGGAGGTACTTGCCTTTGTCGCTCTTCCTGCGCAGCGCCGCGTCGGGCATGTCCTTTTCGGGGAGCGTCAGCGCGTTGATGATAGTCGCTTTGTCTTTCTCGTCGACACGCTCCGCCACGCTTTCTGCATACTCAACCGCCCGCTTCCTCGCGTAGTTGTTCGGCGCATGCCGCTCGATTTTCTCCTTCTTCGGCTTCGGCGGCGACTTCGGTCTGCCTCGTTTCTTCGGCGCAGGGCTGTCCGCTCCGGTCGCAGCCGTCTTGCCTTGCGCCGTGCTCTTCGCCCCGGTTTTCATCTCTTCGTCCATGTCGTCCATGTGATCTCCTTTCGCCATGTGATCTCCTTTCACCGTGTAACCAGCCATAACCCCTCGCCCCGGAAATGGGGTTACGGGAAAATGTCAGGTAGAATGGGCATAAATTATATATGTAACCCCTGTAACCCCTGTAACCATATATTTCTCGTATACGCGCGTGTGTATTTTGTGTTTATCTCAAAAAAATATTTCTCGCGCGTATATAGCATATCAAAACGCGATTTTGGGGTTACGGGGTTACAAGGTCGATTTTTGTCAGGTTTTACGGGCACTTTTGCGTAACCAAAGTGGGGTTATGCAGTGGTTATCGGGGTTACCGCAAAATAAAGTTGCACAATAAGTGCCCGAAAAGTCGCTGACGCTTTGTGATGTTGTGCTAAGTCACCAATTTTCCCTCGCCGCTGGCGCTCTCGTAAAGGCATACGCACTTTGAGACGACGCCATGCACCCGCACGGGCAGGATGTTCTTTTCACCCGCGCGGATATGCCCGCGGTCGCGTGCCCACGACAGGAACGCTTTGTAATTAAACCCGGCATCCGCCATGATCCGGGACAGTACGGTGCCGATAATGGCGATAAACGGCTTGCCGTCCGAAATGTCCTTGTATTCACCCCAGACTTCCCGCATAGGCATACCGTCTTCGGCGACGAATTTCGACCGGTTTTCCGCTATCGTGCCGTAAAGCCACTCAAGCGCGCGCTGATTAACGTCGACGTCCTGCTTGGTCGGGAGGTATTTCGCGACGTCGGCTGCTGACAAAGCGGTGCCGGTGTGCCAGATTAAAAGTTCCGCGACAGCATCCGCGGTGAGGATCAGCGACGCGGAGAGCGCGAGCTTCTCAGTAGTCGCTGATGCCTCGAACGCCGCGCGGTACTCTTCCTGCACCTTTTTCGCGGCTTCGAGCACCTGCGGCGTGAGTCCCTCAACGAATTCTTTCCCCGCGAAGCCCCAGTTGTGGGACAGCGCGTCGGAAAGCCCGCGATAGTCGTCCAAAAGTCGCTCGTCTCCGCAGGCGATCTCGATGACGCGGTTTAATGCGCCCGCGCCGGAATTGTCGGCGGATATCGGCATTTCGCCAGTCGTTATGATGGTGTTCTGCCAGGATTTGATCTGCTGGAGGGAGCCGTCTTTTGAGCCGCGGGAGCGTCCCTGACCCTCGGCGAGCATGTAGATGATGTCATCAAAGTCGCGGCGGTTTTTGACGACCTGAAGCTCGTCCACGCACAGCGGGGCAGAGTTGAAGAAGCCCGCCGCGGTCTCAAGCCCGACGAAAGTCGAGTTGAAGTTGCGGATATAGCCCTCCGAACTGTTGGGCGACGCCCACACCGACGCAGCGAGTTTGAGCAGCATAGTCTTGCCGTTTCCGGCTCTACCCCAGACGTGAACGAAAAACGGCAGCGCGTGAAGCGGGTTGACCAGTGCTGACGCGAGGGAAGCGGCAAGCACAATCCGCGCGATGGTGCTCTCGTTACGCGCCTTCGACGCAGCCTTGAACCAGGCGTCACGGTCTCCGTTCGGGTGGAAGGAGTCGAACACAGCCCTGAACCCGGGCGCGCCGTCGAACTCCACAGAGTCGGCGTACGGCACGAATTTCCCGGAAGTCGTCCATCCGACCCGCGCGACGGAGTGGCGTTCGGGGAGCCGGTCATAGTTCATCGCCTCAAGGTCGGTGAAGTACTTGACGAGCGTCTTCGCGTTCTCTGAGTCGACGGCGATTCCGAGTCGTGCGAGGTCGATGATCTTCGCGGCAGACGCCAGGATGACCTTCTCGATGACTACTGTCCGCCATTCCGCGCCGCGCCGAAAGGACACCTCGAGCCGCACTTCGCCGGAGTCGAGGTTTACAAGTCGCCCGGACAGCATGATCGGATGCGGGCAGACGACAGTCGTGTCGCCATACGCGGCGAGCATCACTCCGTCGTCAGTGCAGATATACTGCCCGCAGTCGAGCGTGAGCGGCTGCCCGGAAAAGTCGGTGGTGTTGGCGTAGTCGCGTTCGTTGATCCGCTCCCCGGCTTCTTTGGCGTAGTCGCGCATTTCCGACTTGAATCCGGAGTACCCGAGTTGCCGCGCTGTTTCGTCAACTTTCATAAGAGCCTTGCGATATGTAAACGGATTCATGTGATAGTTGCTGTATAACCACCCGTGCGGGACGGCGTTCTCGAAATCCTCGAGCGTCCATGCCGGGAGTTCCTTTATTTTTGGCTCGATGATTTCAGCCACAGTTTTACATCCTTTCGTGCTCCCATGCCAGCCCTTGCCGCATGGTCGCGATCATCACGTTGACCGGATATGCGCTCGCGTCGCCGCGCTGTATTATGTCGTCTATAGTCGCTGATAATGTGCCGATATATTTATCGCGGAGAGGTGTCGACGGAAGGTCTTGCACCTGGTGATAAAACGCTATGATCCGCCGGAAGTCATCTTTCTCGCGCTCGACCCGCCGCTTCCGCGCGTCAGCCGCGAGCTGCCGTTTCCGGACTGCTTCTGGATCAACGCCCGGAGCTATCCCGAAGTCTTCGGCGAGTCGCCGCACGGCATCCGGAAAGGGGAGATTGAAAATCTTTTCGACCAGCGTGATGACATCTCCGCCAGCGCCGCAGACGAAGCAGTGGAAGGAGTCGTTCCGGAACGAGAGGTTGTTGTCCTTTCCGCCGTGAATAGGGCAGGGGCAGCGGTTCCCGCGCCGCTTGGATAAGTCGCCGTACCGCTCGAGTGCGGCGGGAACGGAGACGGCCGCTTTGACCGCCTCCACGTCGTAACGGGGATAGTCGCTCATGGCTTGCCTCCCAGAATTTCTACGATTCTTCGCCCGGTGCACCGCTTGTCACAGAACAGGAAGTCGACGCCGTAAGCGATATGGACTTTGTAAATGCGCTCCATAAGCTCTTTCCCGCTTATCGCGTATGGGATTTTCCCCTGCATCGGATTATGCCAGTCTTTGACGTCGCGGATTGACTTGCACCACCCGCCGTGCTCACACAGCACGACGAGATGGATTCCGAGTTCCTTCGCGAGTCGCACCTCGCGCATGAACCGCCCGGAGTCGTTGGTGAGGTTGTTGGCAATTTCCGACAAATTGTGTTTGCGGTCGCAAATTAATTTTGGATTGTCAAGGTTCATATAGTCGCCGACGATGAGCTTTGAGGAGTAGTGTTTTATTCCTTGCTCGTCGAAGTATCGGATAATCCCCTCGATGATGTGGGCTTTCTCCCTTGAATCGACCTGGATTGTCACTGTTTCTGCCTCCTCTCGAACATACCGGGATTGTCAACAATCAGCGCGTGAAGCGCATTCGCGAGCGCATCGACCTTCTGCTCATCGTGGTCACGATATCCGAGATTTTGAAGTATGCCATGCACGATTTCATGCAGCAGAACGCCGTGCATCATCTGCTCTGCGTTCGGAGCAACACGAATAATGAGTTTATCATACAAAATTTCGCCGGAGCAACTTATTATTCCGAAATCGAGTCGGTCGGTTATTTCGATCTTGTATGTTTTGCCGCCGATTTTTACAGATTTTGGGATTATCATGCCTCACCTCAGAACGGCAACACGTCGCCCTCGGGCAGAACCTCGAAGTTGGGGACGTCCTGAGACGCGCCAGGAGCGTCCGTAGTGGTCGTTCTCACCGGAGGAGTATAGTTGCCCGCCTGATAGTTTCCCACGCCCTGAGCGCCGCCCTTCGCGCCGCAGAAGTGGCATTTGTCGACGTCACAGATTATCGTGGAGTGTTTCTGCCCCTGGTCGTCCGTCCATGAGTTTGTGATGAGTCGTCCCTCAACGATAACCTGGTCGCCTTTGTGGAAATATTTCGGCAGGAATTCGGCGGTGGTTCTCCACGCGCGGCATTTCAAGAAGCAGGTCGATTCGACCTCCTTGTATTTTTCGCTCCACGCGACGTCAAAGTTGCAGTAGCTGACGCCGCTTGGAGTCTGCTTCATGACCGGGTCGGCGGTGAATCTGCCCTGAAAAGTGACTTTGTTCAGCATTATTTTTTCTCCTTTCCGGCGGCGATTGCGGCGTCGAGGGCGGCTGTCATGGTCGCTGACGCGCCGGACTGTTTCTGCCTTGAAGCTTCGATGTCCTCCGGCTCGCCTTCGACGATAGCGCCGAGGAGTTCGGACGGGCAGTACATTCTCGCGAAGAACGCCGCCGCGCGGTAGAACAGCATCTGTTCCGGCATATTCTTCCATTTTGTATTGCTCATCCAGCCTTCAGCCGCTGCCATTTTCATGGAGATTTCGGTTCCGTCGACAGTCTCGCCGTCGGAAACCCGTATCGCGCGGATGAAGCAAGCGCGGTTGTCAGCCCCTTTCGTGCCGGTGTAGACGGGATGAGCGTCGCGGAAGCGTCCGCAGGAGTTGATGATCGCCATGCACGCCTGACCGCTCCAGCGGGGCTTTCCTTTCACGACGTCGACATTCTGGAGGACGGCGAGCGGGGAGAGTCCGGCGCGTGCCGCCATTTCAATAGCGACGAAGCAGTCCTGGGGCTTGTTCTGGTATTTCTCCGGGATCATCTGTGACTTCGACAGCATGATCGCGACGCGCTGAGTCTGCTCGAAGGCATCCTTGTCCACCCAGATGTTGGTGACGTTCATCGGCGCGGTGTTGATCGGCGCGACAGCCTGTTCGTTAGTCGCGGGAATGATTTCTTGTACGTTGTCCATTTTTCGTTACTCCTTTAATTAAAATTTTTCGGTATATCGTTGTGAACCATATTGTCCATTTTTGCTCCACAGTATGGGCAGTACGGTGTAGACTTTGATGACGCCATCCCGCACCAGTCGCAATACACCTTGTTGTCACGTTCGTCGTACTCCCACTTCCCGTGCGATACGGGCGCGACGTCGGCTTTGGGCGCCCATATCAGCTTGCCCGCAGGGATGGCAAGCGCGTCGAGACCGCCGGGAGCCGCCGCTGTGCGCTGCGTCATTCGTTCGCCCATTCTGAGTGCCTCCGCCTTGCTGATGTACTGCTTTTCCAGCTCTGGCATCAGACTTTCCAGGCAGCCGCGAGCTTGCTCATCTGCCCAATCACGAATCTTTTTAGCCTGTTCATATATCCATGCCGGCATTTGATAAGCGTTTTCCATTTTGTTTTCCTCCTATTCCAGCGTTTTCTCAACCCATTTCGGCAGCCCGAGCGTGTTGACCATCCCGAACGCCCCTTCATACCCGTACCAGTTGCCGGAGTCGAGACAGGATTTGTAAATCCCGATAGCTTCCCGGAATCTGTCCTGCCCGCTTTTGATCATGAGGTCGTCGGCTTGCAGGATGTTGATGAGGTAGGGCGGTTCCTTCTCGACGCAGACGAACAGAAAGTCGCACCCAATATTGCGTTCTCTGCTCACAGCCTCTATGAACATGGCGGCTTGCATATCGTATCCGAGAGCGTAGGCTTGCTTCACCATGGTCTCGGTGTCAGCCCTGGCGCAGGTTTTGAGATCGACAATCAGCGCTTTGCCGTCGACCATCTTCACGCAGTCGGGACGCGCCTGGCAGTCGAGTCCGGTCATGTCGTCCTGCCAGTAGTAGGACGTTTCGACCTCACCGCGGAGCAGGAAGTCGGCGCGTGGGTTTGCCCGGATGGCTGTGGTCATTTCGGAAATAAGTACCATATCATCGGTTGTAATTACCGCCTTGCTTTGTACACTTTCCACAAATGCCTGATATTCTTCCTTTCCGGCTTTCGTTCGCCTGTCGCACTGCGGCGCGACGGCGTACTCGTCGAAGAATCCGTCTGGCTCGAGCACGTATTTGTGCAGTGCGGAGCCGAATTGCATCGCGGCGGTCGGTGGCTCGGGATGGTCTTCGAGCCACTTGAACTTTGCCGGGGTGTCGCTCAGGAGCCGCCAGAGCTTCGTCTTGCTGGCACTCGGCTTTGCGTGGTACTCGGCGATGGAGTCTTTAATGAGCATGGCGCTTTTCCTCCAGCTTTTCAAGCCCCTCGAGCAGGAGCTTGAAGTTCTCTTCCGACGCGAGAAAATCCATCGACTTGATGAGCCGTCCGTTTTCGATGTACCGGCATTTCGCGACGGGCATTCCGAGCGCGTCCAGGTCGCTTTTGTAGTTGTAGCAGAACGACGCGCGAAGTTCGTGCTCAGGGCTGACGCGCCAGATATCGAAATCGGTTTCGAGCTCCGGGTGCTCCGCTATAAAGTCGAGGACTTTGACGATAAGGGCTGCGAGTTTAGCATTCATCGCCGTTGTCTCCCTCACCGAGCAGTTGCCCGTCTTCAATCGCCATGATAAGCGCGTGCCTATATAGCGCCTTGTGCGGCTCGTCTAACGCCTCGTAGACATTCTGGACGATGTTCGCGACTTCGTTCGTTATCTCCAGGAGTTTGCCCCTCACGTCGATCTCGCAGATATCTTTCTTGTGGTCAAGTTTTGCTTTTATCATTGTGTTCCCTTTCTCCCGTAGTGGGGTTTATTCTTTTAGTGGTACGGAGTCCCATACTCTTCCACGGCAGGTCGGACAATCGGCCCGGTAATCAGTCTGATTGTATCGTCCCGAAACCGTTTCGTAATAATTGGAATCAGCCTCAAAGACGCACCCGCAATAACCGCAGGTGAACAACCTCTTCTTTTTCAGATCCGGCGTCTTCCCCGGCTTGATAATCCTAATCGCCATAGTTGTCCTCCTCATCGATTTTCCCGTTTTCGATCATCTTTATCACATATATCCATGCCGCCACCCCGAACGCCGCCGTCATTATACCGCCGACGGCGATCAGAGTCACAGCGAGCGGGAAGACGTTGAACGGCTCAAACGTCCCTCTCGAGCCCATGAGCACACAGCCGATCGCAAGAATCGCGATGGAAATATACAGCAGAATGAAGGGAGTCGATCTGAGAATTCTCATTCGTCCACCTCCGCGAGCCAGAAGTCACGGCGGCAATCGACGCACTCGCTGTAGTCGTCCGAGTCCTTTCGAGGGCAAAGGAATTCGGTATCCACCGCCCGAGGGCAGAACGTTAATATACCGTCGCCTTGCTTACTCGCACTCGGGAACAGCTTCAGAAACTCGTTCTGCCGGGTTTTCCTGGGATGCTCCTTCGCCCACCGTTCGACAATTGCGACGGCTTCGGCGGGGTGACTCTTGGTATAACCATAGCACCCCTTGCCAACCTTACGCGCCGCGACAAGCAACGGGCATAATGTGCCATCCTTGTCTGTGCATTCATCACCGAGTGCGCCGCACATCCTGTTACGCTTTTCGAGAAATTCAACTGCGTCCATTTTCGTCCTCCTGTGCACATGCGTCAATGTCCCAATCGCAAGGGCTATAAGGCCACGGGCGAACATTTTCGATGTTTGCGCCTGTAATCCGGCACTGTCTCTCCCCGCGAAGCCGCCATGCGGCGAGCGGACATCTCGAACACAGACGGACGTTTTTCTTGCACTCGCTTTTTATCACTTCGAGCGCGTGTTTCAGTTCAGGTGTCATTCTTTCCCTCGTCATTTTTTCCCTCCTATCAATAGCACGATGATCACTAAAATCACCCAGAATATCGCTGATATCCACAGCGGAGACAGTACCCACCACCATGACCACGCGATAATGCCGCACAGCTTCAGGATGATAAAGACTATCGTCAGCAGACCAGTAAAACCGATTCCACTCGATGCTTGTTTGTTGTTCATTGCTCGTCCTCCCTGTCCCACACGTCGACAATCTCTTGCTGCGTGATTACGGTCCTGATTCTGAGCTTAACGACACCGATTATGGATTTCGCCTTCTCAAACATCTTCCGAGCTTCCGCGTAGCTTTCGTTCGCGCAGAAGAATCGATACTCTCGGTCATCTTTGCGCTTATACTCGACGACGTTATTGATGTGTCCCATCATTTTCGTCCTCCTTTGCTTCCCACCACAAGCACGTTCCGGGAATAGGCACGCTTTTAGCGTTGCCGTCAATGTCGCATATCCCGTCGTCTTCTTCGCAGTCTATTAAATAAGGTTTCTCGAAAATCGGTTTATTATGGCGTGTACAAACATATCCTTTTACGGTGATTTCATGCTCTTCCTCACCAACGAAATATCCCGGTTCGATTTTGGTGTATTCTTTCCGCTCGTAGAGTTTGCAGGTGTAGCAGCTCCGCCGGGCGGGATTGTACTTGCAAGCGCGTTCATGGTTCAGCACGTCCACTTTGCGATAAAATGTCCGGTTGCAGAAATCGCATTGATATGCGCTAATGGTGTGTGGCATTTCTCTTATCCCTCGACTTTCTACTCATATTTTGCCCAATGCTTTTTCCATATGGCATCCGTGGCAGAGGTGATTCCTGTCGAGCATGGCGTAGTATTCTTCGCTTGTCATTTATCTTCCTCCGGAAATCTCAATTTTGTCACGGCAATTGGGAACTCCTCAATTTCGCTTGCCCATCGCGCCGAGCCTTTGCCATGAATCGTCTCCCAACACAGCGGGAAGCCGCCGATCCCGTCGAACAGACTGCCCGTCGTCGCGCGGGCCGGAAGATATTCACTCATCCGGCGGAGCATCCAGAGCCAGAAGGGGAGGGCGATTGAGTTCCCGAGTGCTTTGTACCTCGGCGTGTCGGCGGATTTGTGCTTCTTGCCCTTCGTGTCGATCCAGTCGCCGATGTCCGTCCAACCGTCCGGGAAGCCTTGAAGCCGCTCGCATTCAAGCGGAGTGAGACGTCGAACTACACCTGTTGACACGACACATTGCTGATCGTGCATACAGTTCAGCGCGCCAGCACTTGTCCGGCATCGGAGCTGATCCGCCTGCCCATTACCAATGCAGGGTGGTATCTGATTCCCGCCCGTTCCCATCCTGCTTTGCAGAGTCGGCGATATATCGCTGCTTTCGCGAATAACATCATTCGCGTGTGTCATGTCATAGCAAGCGACGAAAGTCTGCTGTTTCATGCTCGGTTGAGCCTGTATCGCTGTTGCTTTATCACCGACGATTCGAGTCTCATCGCGTTGATTGCAGGCGAAAGCGAGGACAGCGGTGTCCGCAACATCGGATCCTGCGTCATAGCACACCCAGGGCTGATTATTTCCGCTCATGCCCGCCGCAGCCGTAATGGTGGGGCAGACATCGTTCGTCGTTATCTCAGCTCCGCCCTGCTGGGTAGCCACCGCGAAAATCGCTGGGCGATCAATTGTGTTGAGCGTATAACTCACGTTCTCGCGCCGTCCGCGACCGTTGCATCCGGCAGTGTCGGCGCGGTCAATGCCATTGCCTTGCAGGCAGATGACGGGCTGAACGATTACGTTTCCACCCTGATTGCATGTCGGATCAACCCCTCCGGCTTGAAGTGTCTTTGCCACACCTTCCTCATGAAACCCGCTGTGCGGATTTGCCGATTTCATGCTGTTGCTCGAAACGGCGTCGAGCGCGTACATCTTCGCGACCATCGGCAGCGCACCATGCGAGCCGGAACGCAGGGTCTCGCTTGCTACACCCGTGACGCTGCCGCGATTTGTGATTCCAATGTGGCCCGGAGCAGTGCCGGCAGCTCCTTCCCGCGCCTCTCCGCACGTCTCAGAATCCCCTGACACGCCGCCGCGCTCAAAGAGTATTTCGGGAGCGGATTCTCCTCCAAAATCTGCGACAAGTGCGATTCGACGGCGACGTTGGGGGACTCCCCAGAATTGCGCGTCGTGCACTCGCCAGGCGACTGAATACCCATCGCCCACGACGCATCCGGCATATGCCCATCTGCCTTTCGGAGGTCGAGGAATAACAGCCGATTCGTCGATGATCCGGACGATCTCTTCGAGGACAATCCGGAAGTCTTCGCCTCGGTTGCTGCTGAATGCTCCGGGGACGTTTTCCCAGACCATGTATCGCGGTTTTCCATACTTTTTTCGCATCTCCTTTACAATCCTGATTTGCTCCATAAACAGTCCAGAGCGTGCGCCGGATAGCCCGGCGCGTTTTCCCGCCACACTCAAGTCCTGACAGGGCGAGCCACCGATAATGCAGTCGACGGGTTCGATCTCATCCCCGCGGATAAGCGTGATGTCTCCTAAGTGCTTCACGCCCTACCTCCCGGCGATCTCTGCCGCGCAAGCCAGATACCCGCAGGCGTCGATATAGCTGTCTCCCTTAAACGTCCCGGTCATGATCCTCGCGACTTTCATAAGCGTCATGAGCATCGCGACGTCGTCGGGATTGAGTGTCACTTCCGCCCCGCCGCTGACGCAGCGCTCGGAGAGGTAGACCTCCCAGAATCTCGCGATAACCGCAAAGTTGTCCTCCGGGCTTCCGTACTGCTTCTCCCGCTCCCCGGTCACGATTTTCTTCGCGGCGTCGAGGATTTCGGCGCGGGTAGTTGGTGTATCGGTTGGTGTATCAGTTGGTGTATCGGTATCAGTTGGTGTATCGGTTAGTGTATTGAAGATCGAGGCAATCGTATTGCTGGCCTCAATCATCCGATCACCGACCTTTTTGCCGGTGCCGGCAGAATGGTCATCCCCGAAATCGCTGTCCCACGACACCGGGATTCCGTTGATCTTGCAGCTCAGGTTGTCGCGGCAGAACAGGCAGCCTTTACACCCGTCGCGGTGCCCCTCACAGTTCACGCTCAGCATCCTTGCGGCTCCCCGCAGCTTCTCGTCTTCGTTTTTCATAATCGTTCTCCTCATTTCGATTTTATAACTATGTGTGTTCTCCCGCGCCCGAGGAGTTCGTCCTGCATCATCTGTGCGACTTTGTCCTCCTCGGCGGTTTCGGGTCTGTAGTTCTTTCCGGCTCTTTCGGCGTAGTCGGACGTGATGTCCTCAATGCCTTGGAGTATGTACATCAGGCGTTTGTCGCCGAATCCGGCAATATCGTTCAGCGCGAGGCACACGGCGAGCAGAATTCTGTTCGCGTAGATTTTCTGCCGTTCCGCGAACTCGGCGTCGACCATAGCCCGGACGGCTTCCTGCGTCCCCGCCGGGAGGTTCTGCCGCGCTGTGGCGGGGGACATTCGTGCTTTCATGCTCTCCTCCTCCATACTTTTCGCGGCGGAAAGAGCGCAGGATTCTCAACACGCAGTTGATAAAAGTCGCTGTCGTTCCTGCCGAGACGTTCGCAGATTTCGGTGACTAGCATATCCGGGTCGCGCCACATTTCCGCCGCGCGGGTGATCTCTTCGGATGACCACACCCGGAACGCCGCGGTTCGTGATGGAAACCGTTCGCGATTCCGCTGTATCATGCCTTTAATCGCTGCCTTGGAGCGTCCGACGACCGAAGCGATCTCGTCGATCGTCGCTCCACGCCTCCAGCATTCTTCCGCGTATGCGATTTCATCTGGGAACCATTGGTGACTGCTGACCTCGTAATGCAGTCTCGCGATGCGGTTGATGTTATCATATTCCTTTTCGGGAGGCACGACCGTAACAAGGTCTTTAAGCATCTTCCGGATAATCATGACAGGCTGCCCGGTGCGCTCAGCGATTTCGTGGAGCTTCTTTTCCGGCTCGCCGCAGCCTTCGAGTTCGGCGAGGATTTCTTCTTTCGTTATCATTCCGCGCGCCTCCTGTTCCTCCTCGGGAAGAGGTCGCGGTTCCGCGCGATGATGTGCGCGAGGGTCTGAGGGTGCATATCGTATTTGTGGGCGATATCGACGGTCGTCCATCCCGCATCCCAGAGTTTCGCCATGTTGACGTACATATCTTTTCTTGCTTCGCGCACAGCGGAGCCGCGGTGGCGATAGATAATGTTCCGGAGCGCCGCGCCGCTCGTGCCGTATTCGTCAGCAATGTCCGCTATTCTCTCGCCTGTTCGGACGCGGCTGAGAATGTCATCGAGGACGGGGTCAGTCCAGTATCGCGGCATCATAGAATTTCGCCCTCCCACGCTCAATTTCAATCTCAACGGTGTGCGCTGCCAGGAGCGCTCGTACCATTGCGCGGAGTTCTGCGTTTTCACGCCTCAGCTCGTTGTTGTGCTCCTGCTCGATGCGATGGAGCTTGTCCGACGCGATTTTATTTGCTGCCTCTATCATTGCGAATGAGCCTCCTTGTTACGAGTTCTGTGATTCCGGCGTTGTTAAGTCCCGAGACGTCGATGGCGAGATACCCGCCGTCGAAGACGATATAAACGTGCTCTTTCGTGTCGACCTTTCCATACGAGACCGCGAGGATGTCGTCGTCGAGGGCACAGAGCAGCGGGGAGAGGCGGGAGTGGACGAAATCGGATTTCTTCACGGTCATTCTCTCCCTTCGCAGCTTCTCCACCGGGCGACCGGGCGGCTAAAGTAAGCCTCTTGCATCAGGTAGAAGCTGTAATGCCTGTCCGGCTTGAAGGGGTTAGAGTGGGCGAGGACAAACTCGTCGATGACCAACGTGTGAAAGATGCCGCGGCTTATCGCGTAGCACCAGTACCGGCGAAATCTCCTGCCGTTGAGGCGGATCGCCTCGGGGTATATATCAGTGTGCCATCCGTCCGGGTAAAGAGTGTCGACCTGTGCAACAAGCGAGCGGATGGTGTCGGTCATCTTCTTCTTTTGCCTTTTGTTCATGGTTTTCTCCTCCTTTTTATTCCTCACACATTTCGTCTGCCATCTGGCATGATATCTTCCAGAGCGTTTCCTGGTCATGCTCGATGACGGCGCGGACGGCTCTCTGGAGGTTTTCTACGGTGAGTTTTCCATCGTCCACCACGATGTAGCAGCCTACTTCCAGAAACTTGAGCGTGAGGTGGTCGTTATCAACTACCATCCTGAGATTGTCAAGCCTGTGCCCGTTTATGGGCTCCTGGTTCCCGGCGCGGTGTGCCAGCCAGCAGAGCATTGCGTCGGCATCGTCTCCGAACTGGTTCATGGTGTGCTCGATTTGCATCTTCGCTACGATTTTTCTTATCGCGTCGGTAGTGTCTTCCTGCGTGGTCTCGGTCTTGTTTTTCTTCTCTTCGTACATTTTGGCTTTCTCCTTTAATCAATTATTCTCCCCGAGCAGTGCCGGGATTGTGACATTCAATGTGTTCGCGATCCGCTGAATTTCGCCTATGGTAAATGTTTCCGGCCTTTTCCGCCGGTCGCGGAGGGTTGAGTACTTGAACCCCAGCGCGGCGGCGGCGGTTGAGCAGTCAACGCCGTCTCGCGTCCGTTTCATCATGTAGATGTCAACGGAGTCCCGGAGTGCGTCGAGTTGCTTCTCAGCTACCGTTTTGGACAGCCTCGGCATTCGCAGCGCTCCTTTCGTCCATGTCCATGCTCTTTCCGTAGCGGTAGCAGATGGCGGTTGCCGCCGCGCGGACTTCCTGCGCGTAGTCGGAATTTCTCTCACCGGAGAGAATCCGGCTGAGGAAACTGTCCGAGATTTCGTAGCCGACCATACGGAGCTGTGCTATCAGCCATCGTCCGGTCAGCTTATGCGTTTCCAGAAATTTCGATATATCCATTGTTTATCATCACCGCCCTTTCTACTTCGCGCCCGTGTCTTACCGTGCGGGTGTTCTTTCCTTCGCTGTCCCTCACGAGGTATCCGTTCCTTGCGAGGGCGTCCAGCGCGTCTTTCGGTTTTACGCCGAGTTCCTTGAACCTGGCGTATGCCGCTTTCCGGCTTATCGCGATCCGATGGTCGTATTTGTCTTCCCAGATCGGCGTTTTGGCGAGTTCGTTGACCGCCTCGTACAGAGCTTTCAGGTCTGCCGCGATCTTCTCGTCCTTCGATTTCCGTTTTTGTTTTTCCTTGACGATAGCCTTCTCACACTCTGCGATCCGCTCGTCGAACCGGCGCATGGTCTCGGTGACGTCGGCGCGGAACGCTTTGATTTCGCCGAGAAGTTCCCTCAGCTCCTCGTTCGTGGTCATGGTGTTCTCCTCCATTTTAATCGTCGTCCTTCTCCGGCTCGTCTTCCTTCGGCGCGCCGTTGAGCAGCCATTCGATGCCATCGATCAGGGCGCCGATGTCCGACTTGTCTTCGTCTGTGAATGACATGTACTGCTGACGTGCACCCTCGATGGTAATCCTCAGCCCATCTTTGTCACTCCAGACGCTGGCGTAGCCGCCCGCTGTTTTCGCGGCGTGGAGCGCTTGTACGATCAGGGTATCGACCAGCGCGTCCTGAGCGGTCTGAATTCTCCCGAGCTGGCCTTTGTTTTTCTGTGTTTGTTCTGTCATGGTTTTCTCCTCCTATTTTGGCACAAAATATTGACAAATCAATGACAACGTGATATAATAGTAGTACCACATAGCAACCGTCGGGTGAGGGCTCGACACCCTATACTGAGAGCGCCACAGAGCGCCGAACCGTAATGGGGAGGTGGTCTTGTGAGTAAATTCGAGAAACTGTACCTAGCCGTATGCATTCTCCAGCTCATCGTTGACCTCTTAATGCTTGGTCTGACGCTTTAATCAACGGACAGTTTAAGTAACAAGTGAACTGACATTTTGATTGTAGCTTATTCCCAGAAAATAACCGCATTCAGGAATCCGCCTGAATCCGGAGTGCCCTCGCCCGACGTCGTTTTGCCTGTCACGAATTTGTGACTGATAATATTATACTCCAACTTTCGTTCTATGTCAAGGGGTTAATAGAACTTTCGTTGGATTCTGCGATGTGCACAAAGAGG